CCGCTATGGTGAGGTACTGTATTCTTCGCTCGTGTGGGGTCATTCAATCACCTCCTCGTCTTCTTCTAACCCAAGATTAATGTGAATGATCGGCCTGAGAATTACCTTCTCATCGTCTGTGCCAAAGGTTTCGGGTGACACCCACATAACAGGCATAATCGTTAGTATATCTCCTGCTGTTACACGCTTGTTCAAACCCTGAATGGACATAAGACAATCCCCTCGTGGCCTTCTGTATAACCTGATCTCTGTCTCCGGATATTCATCGTGCAACTTACCATCGTCAAGATGACCTATAAGCACCCTCTTAGAGCCGTTGGGAATGGTATCGTACCCAAACTCTGGGAAGTGCTCTCTTAACAACGCCTGAACGCTCTTATTGGCGTCTATGATGCTCTTGTTAAGCATCCTCTGTGTGATCTTGATCGTTGCCTTCATTCCTTCTCTCCCTTCCATGCACTGTGGGCATCAACGCCCATGTTGAAAATAATCTCATGCCGTAAATCCTCGACCACAACGTCAGAAAATATATCAGCATCAGGGTTTAACTTTATGTCCTCCTCAATCTTCTTGGATATCTCATCCAACCTCTCCACAATGTAATGAGCACATACCCTAGTCATTACTCACCTCCTCAACCGGAGACACGTTACACTCAAACGTCCTCGAATAATCCCGCGTCATAGATCGAACCAACGTAAGAGCATGGCCCTCGCTCAATGCCTCAACCTCTCGAAAGATGTCCCTCGTGTCTTGGCCCCTCGTGCCATAACGTAACCAAACCTTGTACTTCATGCTTCCCTCAACTCCTCATGCAAACGTGTGATAATAGACGCTAACGCCGCACCCAAATGATTGCGATCACAGTTCAGTACAGCGTCCTGAACGTCCCATATGTTGGGGTTGGCGCTGCATGATAGCGGGTGATGCTTTTTGTCGCTCTCATCGTCGGTTGCACCCACTTGGTACTCGTTCAAGAATTTTAACAGGCTCGATTTATTGGTTGGCACTTCAATGTAATCAAAGGCACCAAACTGTTTGGCGTCACATTGAGTACCTACCCAAGCACCCTCGTTGTTTGTGTATAGTCTCATTCCCATTCCTTTCTATCGTCTTCCTCTTCATAGCCGCGATAGTAATCCGCAACCTGCTCATCGGTCATGTCAGTAACCCTCGGACCCGTAACAATGCCCTCCGGATACCAATGCGGGTCCGGACGCCGCCAATAATAAGCGTCCGCACTGCCACGATCATACGGTGATTTTATCATGCTCTTTCCTCCAACCCATGCTTCCTGCGAACGCGCTCCAATGCCCAAACAATCTGATCAGACCAATCCTCGCACCGCGAACCTTGGTCATGCGCGTTCTGTAAATCATCAAGCAATGCAAGCTGCTTGCTGCTCAACTCATCTAAGCCCCAAGATTGTGCAACGGCGTTAGATACCGCGTGACTGTCATTAATGCTTACCCCCTCTAAATCGGGGCTATAATGCTCGTTATCAATGAACAGACCAACGGCGCACATCTCACCGTTAAACTCGCAATCATCGTCATACCCACGGTACACGCAAGCGTCACCGTCCATGTCCAAAGATGGACCTTCCATGCTCGTCAAATGAGCCGATGCCTCGTTGAATATATCCTGTAGTTTCATGCCTCATCTCCTGAACCGTTTTGTGGGTAACGTAATATAAAATTATCAACGTGAAACTTAACCATCTTGCGAGTGTTATGAACAAACCGCTTGCCGCTTCCTCGCTGAGTAGCTTCCCAATGACCGTATGAGTTTTTCCACGGCTTGTTTACAAACCGAAACCCACGGTAATCATACTCAGGCAAATCAAGCTCTCGTCCCAGACTGCTATGAGTGATCTTTTTGAATTTATGTGTCATGTTATCCTCCCCTCTCAGGCCGCTTGCGCGACCTGATTTGTTGATTGCAAGATGTACTCAGATGCCTTCTGAGCGGCGGACGTGGCCTTGATGATAGCGTTGGGATGATCCCCCAACATGCGTATCCAATTATTCAAATACTTCGCATGGTCCGGAGCCGGATCAACATCAACCTTGCTGATGATCGACAACATAACAGCCCCCAATTCAGCAACCAACTCCTCCATCGCATACTTGGCATCGCCAAACCGATTGCCAAACTCACGATCCAATCGAGACTTGTGACCCGTCCAATGAACCAACTCATGAAACGCCGTGCCATAATACCCACTCGCGTCCTTGAACTGTGAGCGCAATGGAACCGTCACACTGTCAGACCCGCGATTGTAATAAGCACGATTGCCCTGAGTGTGATGAAACGTGGCACCACATGCCTCTATCAATGCATCAGCATCAATAGCGTCTTCCCACTCCTGATCCTCCGGAGCTTGGTCCTTGATCCACGAACCATCCCAACCCTCAACCTGATCTGCGTTAAACACATAAAATGCCTTCAACATCGGAACCATCCGGTCCTCATCAGACTGCTTGTCCTTGATCTTTATCTGGCTATAGAAAACTACAGGAATGCCACTCGAACCCTTCTTGACCTTGGCACCCAAAGATTTCCATTGCTTGAACGTGCCAAATACAGGGGATGAATAACCTTGCAACGCGATCACAAGACCAAGGTTCATCCGGTTGATGCCAGTGTAATGACGCTTCTTGGCACTCAACGGCTCGCCCGTTGCACCAACCGCCTTGCGCCACGGCTTGGCCCAATCCGCACCGTGCTCCTTCATCATGCCAACAACATTGTCAGCGATATTCTTCATTAGTTCTTGCTGCTTGCTCATCGTAAACCTCCATGAATGATGATACCTTATCTATATGGCATAGTACGTTAGTGATTACAAGAGCACGTAAAGACCTTTTTCCAGATAAATTAAAAAAAAAAAAAATGAAAAAAAATCCTGTATTATTTGTAATCATGTACTCACCCTAACAAATATCCTTTTAGAACATGGACTAAGCCTGCCCTAGGTGATTACAGGGTGATTACATTGAGTACAAAACCTGTGGAAAAGCTCTTTAATTGACACTTTGGCTTCCCGCTATGGTTGTGCCGGACTACCTTTAACTGGCCTTTATCTGTGAAAATGAGTACAGTGAGTACAAACTGATTACACTGATTTGGGGGTTATATGGCACAAGAAACGGGTAAACATCGTCCTACTTTGACAACACGGCAAGAGACTTTTGCCAAGCATGTTGCAGAAGGCATCTATACAAATACGAACAGCGCAAGAAAGGCCGGATACTCGCACCGTTTATCAGGGAAGCAAGCGGCGGTGTTGTTAAACGGTCGGGATTATCCGCATGTTGTGGAACGTGTGAAGGAACTCAGGGAGGAAAGAGAGAGGCGATATGGCGTCACCATCATGGGTCAGCTTGAACGGCTCTCAAAGCTATCTCGTGGGGCAGAAGATGATGGACAATATTCTGCAGCAATCAACGCTGAGAAAATTAGATCAGCTTTGGGGGGCCTGACAGTAGACCGGAGAGAGAACATAAATACAATAGATCAACTGTCGCGGGATGAAATTGTTGGTCGGCTTGCTGATCTGCAGAAAAAATACCCGCAAGCGTTTGATATTGAGGCTGAGTACAAGGATGTAACCGATGAGCAAGGGACCGGAGGCGAACTTTTGGAATACAATGAGGAAATCACTGCCGAAAAAGACGTTTGCAACAAGGATTGAAAACAAGCATGGGGGTGGAGTACCCGATGTACATGTAGTCTGGCAAGGAATACCCTTTTGGGTAGAATTAAAGGTAGCCTCCGGTACACGAATAAAATTGACATCCAATCAAATTGCGTGGAATGCCGCATATTGGGCGCGTGGGGGCCTGAATTACATCTTGGTCAAAGACCCAAGCACCAAGGGGCTTCTTTTATTTGACGGTTGTGACGGGTCCAAGGCTCTTGATACGGGCATCAAGAGCGATTGCTGCAGCCGATACGGTAGTTTTGGTGAATTATTTTTGGACCTTCGACCTCGGATGGTCGATCGGTTATCGGAATCTTGCGGCTTCCAACCAAGTCTTGCGGCTTCCGGCGCGGAATCCGCGTACTAAAACCAACAGCACATGCGACGAAGGAGCGTGTGCTGTTGGTTTTTAAAAATAAAGTGTGCGCAGCACTCAATTTTCTTAGCCTTTGAAGCAGGCGGCGACTAGCCGCTCATTCTTTTCTTGAGTTATGCGGTGGCCCCTGATTGGGACCACCTGTTAGTTTACATGTATTCGGTATCTGTTTCAGGGTCATACGGTGTGCAGTACATCCCTTCCTCTTCGCATCGTTTATTATCGTTTAAGTAATCCGATTTAATGGCTATGCGTTCCATTACACGGCGAGGGCTTTCTGCTGTTAGCTTGGCGATTGCTTCGCAGTAAGCGTGACATTGCCCATAGTCGTAGCGTTCGTAATCTTTCCCGTATTCTGTTGCGGCTTCGAGGGCTTTTTGTTCTAGCCAAGGGAGTAGTTCGTTATGCATAGTGGTTCCTCCATGTGGTGGGGAGCCGAAGCCCCCCGTTTAGTTTAGATATCTGCGCCGAAGGTTTCGTCTGCCTCCTCGAACATTAGTTGCGCTGTCTTTTCTTCCTCTTTGTCGATGGCTGACCCATCTGTCATGAGGATGTCTTTGAGTTCTGTCCCCGTCAGGCCCAGCATGCCTGCGTAGGTGAGGATTGTGAGGTCAGGATGCCTGTCGTAGTACTCCCTGATTTCCCAGTGTTTGAACGATCCGAAGTCTATTTGATGAGCCATATTAGGTCCCTTTCTGGTTTAGATGGACGTTTTACTTGATCGAAGGCTTCTTGACCGAAGAGGCCAACGAACTGATCTTTGGTTGGGGCAAGCTCTCTTGATGGTTTGTAGACCCACGTTGCCAGCCCCTGATCGACCGCTTGTTGTTGGTAGTAGTCGATCAGCTTCGTGTACTGTCGAGAAACGCTGCGGTTGTCTCGCAACGCCTCTTCTAGGTAGAGCAGCCGCTCCTTGATGGGAAGCTGCTCCAGTTGCTTAGTTAGTGATGTATTCAATCGCGGTAGCCCCTTTCTTTAGAACCGCTCGACGGATCACTTCGCCGTCTAGGTAGAACCGATACTCTCGGTCTCCGTTGTCCAACACCCGATGCGTAGTCGTATGTCGGAGGAATACGTGAGAGTTTTTAGCAGAGGTGCCGACCTTGACCGTCACCTCGCCAGTTGCTTTCACGCCATACGATTTGCTAGACGCATATACGCAGGCCAGCACTTCGTTCCAGATGGGCCACGATCTCATTGGAACAGCCCATCATATTCGTGCGTTGACAGGAAGTGGCGGAAGTCGTTGTCCACCCGTTCCTGATACGCTTCCCACTCGTCGCGGAACTGTTGAGCGTCATCACCCTGTATCCAGAATGACCAGCCGCCCTCATGTTCTACAACCTTTAGGCCGTAGCCAAGGTCCTCCATTTGATAGCCACCTATCCTCATGCTGCGTCCTTTCTGACAGGTTGCCCTGCTTGGTCGCACAGTCCGATGATGCGGTCATAAGCTCTCGCCGCTTCTTCGTTGCGGTCTGAGTGGAGCATCATCATCATGAACTCCAACTGAAACTTTATAGCTGATCCCAGCGTTTGCCCTGCTTCTTGCGGTGTAGTCATACGTTGTCTCCCAGTATGTTGATTGTTGCGATTGGGTTGGATGTTCCATTTGAGACATCAGATACCTCTGACGCCTCCCATGTCCCATCGCCTTTGAAGATATTGAGTTGTTTGGTCCTCCCTTCGTGCAGCATCCTCCGACCTTCTTTGAGTGCCAGAGTTTTGTTTTTGTGGAATGTCGAAATCATCCACTCTCCGTTGGTGTGAGAGAGCCGCCACCGCGACCCTCTCTTCCAGACGTTACTGTCTAGCCAAGCCACGGTTAGTCTACCGTGACCGTAAAGGTCGTTCCAGACTGAACAGACAACTCCTTCTCGCTGAAGTCGTACTCGTCGATTATTTCGGTAACGGTATCTTGAAGGCCACTGTAGCTGGTGAGATGCTCTAACGCGATCTCGCCCACATCGTAACTGTAGTCGTGGATATCGAACTCCTCTATCTGGTTTTCCAGACTGTCGATCTTGGCCTGTAGAGCGTCGATCTTTTCGTCAGTCTCGCTTTTGTTTGCGTTGCTGACGATCTGGATGATGAGTTGTGCCAGCGCGGTTGCGTCAGCGTCGATCTTGATATCTTCGTCGTACATGTGGTTCTCCTAGTTTGCTTGATTGGTGCGGGAGCCGAGGCCCCCGCGTTGGTAATTACTGAGCGGTGATGTGGTAGCCCTGCTTGTAGAACAGGCCCAACAACTGCTTGCGGTCGCTGGCCTCACGAGCGGCTTTGTCCAGCAGGTGCTGCTTGAGGATCGGATCGTCCTCGTGAGCGGCGTCCTCCAATATCCGCTCCTCGTATGCCTCGGACCTGCGAACGGCGTCCTGCCGCCTGTGTTCATCCAGTGTTGGCATGTTGAGTACGAACTCACGAGCTTTCTCGAACGCTAGGTCGGTGTCCTCAAACACCTCTGCGGTGAAGTATTTGTACTCGGTTGAGTCGGACTCGGTTGCCCTGTACTCGACTGCGAACCGTACCTCGGAGCC